CAAAGTCCACTTTATTAGCTTGGGTTAATTCAAACCCGGATTACTCCGAAATTCCGAGCCAGTTCAGAAGATGGAACAAGGGCGGAGGTCGAGTTCTTAAAGGTTTAGTCAGAAGAAGAGAAGCAGAGGTCGCAGTTTGGGAAAAGACATCGCAATACATTTAGTTAAGGTCTACACGCCTTACATTTTAGCGTTCTTGTTGGGCGTTATAATTGCGTCCAAAGGTTGCAACTCTGAAGCCAAGACCATCACGAAGGTTATTGAGAAGCCAGTCCCGACCATTGAATACGTTGATAGATGGCGGACTGACACCGTTAGATTCGTCTCTAAGCAACTCGTTACCCGAACCGATACAATCTACTCCGAGAAAGTAGTTACTCGTTTAGACACTATGTTATTGGTAGATACTCTGAAGATAGTTGAAACGTGGTTGAGCGAAGTAGCTAACTACGACACCACCGTTAACGATGTTCGGCTAACTTGGAGCAATTATCAAAACAGAACGGAGAACCTGAAGGTTGAGTTACGCAAGAAACCGTTAAGCTGGGCATTGGGTGTTCACGGATTGGTCGGGCTTCAAAGCGATTTTGTCGAAAGTTACACTCCGTTATTCGCAATCGGCTTACAAGGAACCGTTAAAAGGACTTATTTTAGCGTAAACTATGGATACAATGGTCAGCACTTCGTTGGTGTTGGCATTGGTCGCAACATAATAAACAGATGATATACAACGAGAACCCGATTACGAGAGAAGCAATCGACAAGCTATTGAAAAAGAACGCTTCAATTCAAGCCAGTTTAGGAACTGACTCGACAGAAGTAGAACTATTTGAGGCAAAAATAAAGTGGGCGGAGATACTTCGCGAAATCCGTTCACTTGATGCTGAGTTTGCTGACGTAGTTCAAGCACAATGAGCGACTTTCGACCCCGTATTAAGGGGCAAATGTTGGACGCTTGGAATAACCTAAACCGAAAGGAGCGCAGGATATTAGTAATAGGCGACCTCCACGAGCCGTTCTGTCTTGAAGAGTATCTTGACTTTTGCAAAGAGACTTACCGAAAGCACAATTGCAACCAAGTTATTTTTATCGGAGATGTTATTGATTCGCATTACTCCAGTTACCACGAAACAAACCCGGACGGAATGGGCGGAGGAATGGAACTTGAACTTGCGATTAAACGTTTACAACGATGGGTTGAGGCGTTTCCAGTTGCTGACGTTACTATCGGAAACCACGACCGCATAATAAGTCGAAAGGCGTTTACTGGAGGAATCCCAAAGGCGTGGATTAAATCGTTTAACGAAGTATTGAACGCTCCGACTTGGAACTTCGCGGACCGGGTTGTTTACGATGGAGTCCAGTACGTTCACGGAGAAGGCGGAACGGCAAGAACCAAGTGTCGAGCAGATATGCAAAGCACGGTTCAGGGGCATCTACATACTCAGGCTTACACCGAGTTTTATGTTGGGCAAAATTTTAAAGTGTTCGGCACTCAGATTGGTTGCGGAATAGACAACGACAAGTATGCTTTTGCTTACGCGAAGAGAGGAAAGAAACCCGCTATCGGTTGCGCGGTTGTAATAGGTGGCAAGACGGTAATTAACGAGTTGATGGACTTATGATAATCTTCTTGTTGACCGTTTCGCTTTGTCTCCTTCTGCTTGTTGTCGGTTTGCTGGTCTATCTTTTGTACGCGGTCCGGGCGATAATCGACACGCAAGAAGTTATCTTTGACGCGGCAGTCAACGCGGAAGAAATGTATAAGGACATCGAGATGAATCAAGAGGCTATTATGAACGCTTACTCAAGACAGAACTAAAAAAATTTAATCCATTGTTTTGGATATTCAAAAGTAATTTAGATATTTGGGGAAACATTTAGAACTATGAACCACTTAGAATTTCAAAACCGATTATTACTCGACAAGACAATACCAGCGTTCGTTCGCTTGGTAGCAAGTAAAGCACTGAGCGACCTACGCACCGCAGAAGTTGACGCGGGAACTATCCGAGTCGAGTCGTTTGTCTTTTGGCAGTTAGTCCGTTGGTCAGGCGCAGAGCCTATAAAGTCCGGGCTTTACACTTTCATTCGCATTTATGACGACCACTCAAACGCGGTTGACATTCAATGTTTAAATTCGTAAATTCAATTTTTAATAATCATCATAAAAACAGAACGATGAATCAAACACAGAAAGAGAGACTTCAAAGTCTCGCAACCGAGAACGGTCTAAACAAAGACCACTTTTTCAAAAGTCCTCAAGGCTTTGTAATTATCACAAGACAAGGAATCGAGCGCATTCAAGCGCACAAAGGAATCCGCGTAACTTACGAAGTTGTCAGATTATCCGATGACCTGAAGCACGTAGTAATAAAAGCAACTGGCGAAATGTCAAGACCTGACGGTTTACCCGTTACTATGGAGACATTCGGAGAGTCAGCACCTGACAACACGCGGCAAAAGTACCCCGTTGCAATGGCAGAAAAACGCGCACTTTCAAGAGTAGTTTTAAAACTTAGCGGGCTATATGAAGTTGGCGTATTTGGCGAAGATGAATCTGATGACTTTAAAAGAGCGTAACGATGAAATGGATAAGCGTAAAAGATAAGTTGCCAGAACATAAAAGAAACGGTTTTTCTAAAAAGGTTGTTGTGTTTACTGAGTATGGAAACTATCATATGACAAATTATGATTTCGAACATGAAAGGTGGTGTCATCCAACTTACACGGACACTATAACACATTGGATGCCTTTACCTGAACCACCAAAAGAACGATAAGATGGAGAATATTTTTGAAGCAATTAGCGACACACAACAACGAACTGAAGAATGGCACGAGCAACGAATGGGGAAGTTTACGGCTTCCCGGTTCGGGGACTTGATGACCAACTCAAGAAAGAAAGACGAAGTTCTCGGAGCGACTGCGGTCAGCTACATTTACGAGAAGGCGGCAGAACTTCTAACGGGAGAACGCAAGGAAATCTTCGGAGCGGCTCTTGATTGGGGCAACGAATACGAGCCTATTTGCAAGGCTTACTATTCAGAACTGAAAGGCGTTACCATTGAGGAAATGCCATTCGTTCCGATTAACGACTACTCAGGCGCAAGCCCGGACGGTATGGTGGACGGAGAACTCATTGAGATTAAATGCCCGTACAACACCGCGAACCATCTCAAGACTGCCTTTGAAGGTTACATCGACCCGAAGTATGTTTGGCAGATGCAAGGGCAGATGTTAGCAACTGGCGCGTTAGCTTGTCGGTTCTTATCATTCGACCCGCGCATAAAAGACGAGCGGTTTAAACTCATCGAGATTAGAGTAGAAGCCGACCTTGAGATGCAAGAGAAACTCCGGGAAAGGCTGGAGTTCGCAAACGATTATTTACGTAACCTTTTAAACTCTAAATAAAATGCAGAACAAAGTAATTTTTGTAGACGGCTTGAACGTCTTTGAACCTAACGAGAACGCTCCTGAATGGATAAAAGCGGACATGGTTATAAACCCGACTCAGTTGGTTAAATGGCTGGAGCAGAACGACCAGCACCTCCGCGAAGGAAAGCGCGGTCTTGAGTTACGACTTCAGATTAAGAAGTCAGCACAAGGCAAACTTTATGCGGCAGTTGACACCTATCAACCTAAGCTAAAAGAGGAAGTAACTTCTAAACAAGCAGTCGTTGAAGAAGAAAGCGACCTCCCGTTCTAAAATTGTCAAAGAGTTGGACAAGGCATTCAGTCGGTATATCCGATTGAGTGCTTCCAACCTTGACGGTTATTGTGAGTGCTACACTTGCGGACGTTCTTACGAACTAAAGAAAATGCAATGCGGACACTTTATGAGCAGAGCAAGGTACGCGACAAGGTGGCACGAGGACAACTGCCGACCGCAATGCTACGGGTGCAACGTAATGCAGCAAGGAAGACAGTACGACTTCGGTTTGAACCTTGACCGGGAACGCGAAGGACTGGCGGAGGAGATGCACGAACTCAGCTTAACGACCGTCAAGTTTGCAACGTGGGAACTAGAAGAGAAACTTGCCTACTATCGACAGAAGGTTCGGGAACTGGAATAAAAAATTTACCCTAATATTTTGAATATTCAAAAGCAATTAAGATATTGCACCAATCAAACGGGGGTCGCGCATCCGTAACGCGAGAAAAAACAAGAACAATGAAAAACTCAATTAAATTAGAATTAAAACGTTATGTGTTTGAACTCGTCGATGAGGGAGTACTAACCGAAGAAAACAGAGACGACTGGCACTTTTTCGCATTCAACGAAAGCCCCTATTTAATAGGTAGCTATGAGTGCAAAGGTTGGCTTGCCTTACATGGAATTGACACTTTTGAAGCAATCAGAATCTGTCAAGAATACGAAATGGACAATTTTGGGCAAATTTACAAGTCATACGATAATGAAGAAACACTGGTTAATATGTTGGTTTACATATATGGCGAGGAAGTTATTGCAGAAGTTGAATTTGAAAAAGAATGCGAGTAATGGAATGGGCATTGAACGAATACACATACCGTGAATGTTGCGGACAGCGAATCAGAGATTGTGATGACTGTGATTGCTACGAGTGCGAAACTTGCGGAGAGTTCTATCAACAAGGTAGTTCAGAGAGCGACTGCCAATGCAATGAATGTTACACCTATAATATGGAAGAAGAATGGTAATACAAGCAAATCCCGATGCGTTAGTTGTTTACATAACTATCCGTCAAACCACATTTTACATTGACTACTCAATGGAAGAACCCATAATTGAGATGTGGGAAGAAAAAGAAAACGAAGTAATAACCCTAAAACCCGAAACAGATGTTACAAGTACCGAAGATTGAAGAGGTAACTGCGGTAGCAAACGCCAAAGGCATAACCGCATATCGCATAGCTAAAGATACGAAGCTATCAACACAAACAGTTTACGCTTACTTTAAAGGCGACAGGGTCAGCGTAAGAACTCAAGAAACGATTATTAACTACATAAACAAACAATGAAAAAGACGACAATCAAGTATGCGGCAATGCTGCAAGAAGTGAAAGAAGCTTGTAAAAATAACCAGCGAATTGTTGGGAAGAAACTCGGGGAGAAGTACCGAGCAACTAACAACATGACATCCAGCTTACAAAGAATAGGGTGGATTGAAAAGACTGGAACGGCACGTTACAAGTGGAAAGCTGGAGAAGTAACCTTAGAAATGGCTACTCAGTTGGCAGACTTTATGAACGAGCAGACTAACGGCAAAAAAAGACAACTAAAGGTTGATTTTAAAGAGCCGAAGGCGCAACAGAAGGCGCAACAGAAAAGGAAAGTTAAACCAGTAAAGACAGAAACCACTTCTTGGTTTTGGGGACTTTACACAAAGACCATAAAAGGATGAGTTACCACAACACGAACAACGAAAAAGGAGCGACTCT